CAGCTGGCCGTGGCGCTGGACGGCGGGGTGCTGGTGACGGCGGACGGTGTGGAAGTGGAGCTGTACGGGAGCGGAGGCAACGCATGAGCAAGGACAAATGCAGAATGAGCCGCAAGCGCTTTTGCAAAAAGGCGGCCGGAAAGCACGGCGTGCAGGTACAGGAGGTGCGGGACATGGTGCGTGAGGAGTGGGCGGACCCGCTCAAGCGCCTGCAGGAGAAGCGTGCGAGCGCAAAGCACCGGGCCGGGAAGCAGGAGGGCAGCGCCGTATGATGGTATACAAGTATCGCCTGACCGACCCGGACAGCGGGAAGGTGCTGTACGAGGGTACGGCGGCAGATCTGGCCGCCCAGGGCGTGGTGCGGGCGGAGAAGATCCTGCCGACGCTGTGGCGGGATCAGCAGCGCCAGCACAAGCGCCGCGGCAAGCACCGGTGGGACATCACCCGGGAAAAGGTAGAAGTGGCTTGCAGCCGGAAAGCCTACAAGGTGCGGCTGAAGCCGAAAAAGACGGCGGCCGTGCAGGCAAAGCCGCCGAAACGGCCTGCAAAGCCGAAAGCTGCTGCGCTGCCGGTGCCGAAACCGGTGGCACCCAGAGCGCCCCGGGTGCGGCTGAAGAAGTACCTGACAGACCCGACCCCGCTGCAGCGGGACGTGCGGGAGCTGGAAGGCTACAACGCCAAGGCCCGGGAGCGTGGAAAGAAAGAGCTGAGCTATGGGTACTGGGCAGCAGAGGGAAAACCGGCTGCTCCGGCATGGTAAAGCCGGTATGCACGCCGGACTGCCCGGACCGGCACCCAGCCTGCAGTGACCGGTGCGAAAAATACCGGGCCTGGAAAGCCGAGGTACAGAAAGAAAAGACCTACACGAAGAGCCAGAACGATGCGGGAAAGATCAACCGGAACGACTTTGACGCGGAGTTCTGGATGGGCGGAAAGCACAAATAACGAGCCCCCGGCGGCGCTGGATGCGCGCGGCCGGGGGCTTTGGCGACGGCGGGAGCGTCAGGCCGAACGGGTGCTGCCAGAGGGAAAGCTCTGGCGGCAGGCGTTTGAACTGAACAAGCCATTCCTTTTTATAATAGGCGTCCGAGGCGGGCGCTTTGGGGGCTTGTATACCCGTTAATCTTGTGACTGTGTGGGCCACAGAAAAGAAACCAACACGAAAAGTTTACCGGACAGGGAGGGCACCGGGATGCGAAAAAGCTACATCCGGGAAAAAAGGACCCTTTGCGGGGACACATACCAGGCCGTGGGCATTTACCCCGTGACGGATCAGGAGCACCGCCAGCGGGGCAAGAAGCGCAAGGAAAGTGACCGGGGGCAGAAGAGCCGGAACAAAGCCGCCAGCCTGCGCCGCCGACAGCGCAAGGTGCTGGCCAATTTTGACCAGAACGGCTTTTACCTGACCGCTACATACGAGGAAGCCTACCTGCCCGAGGACGAGGAAGGCTGCTGGCGGGACGTGAGAAACTACGCCAGGCGGGTGCAGCGGGCGGTGCGCAAGCGCTTTGGCGTGCGGGGGACCTGGCTGAAGTTGATGCTGTGGGCCGTGCGCAACGGCGAGGCCGGGCGGCTGCACATGCATGGCTTTGCCCAGTGCCCGGGGCTGAGTGAGGCAGAGCGGCGGGAGCTGCGGTATATGCTGGAGGATCTATGGCGGCGGCGTGTCCCCGGCACACGGGAGTTTGAGCCCATGGGCACCATGAACGCAGACCGGATCATCATGAAGAAGATCCTGGGCATTGACGGGCAGGGTACGAGCGGCACGGTGGGGTACATCTACGGCCACAGCTTCCGGCGGTGCCTGGAAACCAGCAACCTGACCCTGCCGGAGGAGCAGCCGGCAGCTGACACCAAGTGGAGCCGCCGCCAGCTGCGGGAGGCCTGCAGCGAACACGCGGAGGACCCGGCGTGGTGGGAAAAGCTGTTCCCGGGGTGGGAGTGCGTGAAGATCCAGATCTTTGACCCCGGCGGGCTGCACGAGAATGCCGAGCCCAGGCCGGAGGGCTGGGAAGCCACCGAACCGCAGGCATATGTGATCCTGCGGCGGCGGGAGTTTGCGAAAGTTCGCACATGACAGACAAGAAATATTTATTTTGCGCGTAAAATAGGCGGTTTGTGCGGGGAATGTGTGAGATACCAGCTAAAAACGGCAAAAAAAGCAGGAAAGGCGGCGGGCAGGTGACCAAAAAGCAGCGGAAAGAGGTGCGCAGAGCGCTGCGGCAGTACGACGGGCACGGCAGGTGGGCAGCTGTGCTGGACCGGGTGAAGGAATACTATGCGCGGACAGACCCTGCCTGCTGGGAACTTTTGCGGATGCGCTACCTGGAGGGCATGCGGGAAGAGGACGTGATCCGGGCGCTGTACATCGGGCGGACGACCTACTACAGCAAGGAGCTGGAAGCGCTGAGCACGGTGGGAATCTATGCAGCAGCGGCGGGGCTGCTGGATGCGGAATGACAGCTGCGGGAACGAAGAGAGATGGCTGAGCGCTGCGGCGTGCGGCCTTTTTGTGCTGCAACGGCGACGACCGCAGCCTGCGGCCGAAGCAGGGAGCTGAGGCTGGGGCAGTGTTCTGGCTTTTCAAAGCGCCGCAAGGCCGCTGCGGAAAAAACAGCAAACACAACCCGTGCTCCACTCCCCCCAAAATGTCCGGAGGTTTTTTGCGCGGCGGTTTGCGGTAGACTGGAACCATGAGCACAGAGGGAGGGCCTGGGATGGCACAGCGGAAATACTGCAAGAACACCGTGCCGGGCCGACAGGGGCGCGGGAAAAAGTACCCGGCCAAGGTACGGGCCGAGGTGGTGATGGCCATGATCGGTTCCAACTCCATCTGCGCAGTGGCCCGGAAGTACGGCGTGCCGGAGAGCACCATCCGCAGCTGGATGGCCGAGGAGGCCGGAAAGCCGGACGGGGTGTTTGCCGAGGCCAGAGCCCAGGCAGCGCGGGAGATCGCAGCCCGGGCGGCGCTGGGAGCCCGGGCCCAGGTGGGTTACCTGCAGCAGCGGGTGGCCGAGAACAGGCGGGCCAGCGAGATC